TTAAAGCTCCTCCCGACCTATCAGACTACCTAAGTCTTTATTCTGATTATGATGGAAGTGCTTCATATACAGGAACGCTAATCAGAATATCTAATACAGGGGTACTGTTTTTCTACATGCAATCAAAAACTCAAGGTAATGTTTTTGCGATGGACGCAGGAACAGGTCACGACGATAACAAGTGGCACCATCTCGCCTTTACTTGGGATGGCTCGACTGGAGTTGCGGCCCAACTTTATATTGACAATGTATTAATAGTATCGGCAAATGCAAGTTATGCATTGGCTGGATTTGCTGCACCTGATTACGGTACTTATAGTATCGGCAGACAAAATTCTGGAACTAGTTATACCTTTGAAGGTGAACTCGCAAACCTAGCAATCTACAATGATGCACGAACAGCCTCAGAAATCCTAACAGACTATGAAAACGGCTACATCGACGAATCAGATGCCAACCTTGTATCATACTGGCCTCTAGATGGTGATTATCTAGATTGGAAAGGCTCTAACGATGGAACAAATAATGGTTCAACTATTGTGAAGGCTATCGATGGTCCAATGGGTAAGAGGAACTTCGGAAGTAGCGACGTTTTAAGTTTTGATGGGTCAAGTGGCTTTATAGAAGTAACAAATTCAACTGATTTTGATGTAGGAACATCTGACGAATTTTCTATTACCGCTTGGATTAAAACAACGTCTGCCACCACAAACATGAGAATAGCAACCAAGAGAGATTCTGACAACACTGCTCCGATTTGGACTTTTAATGTAGGAAATCCATCTACGGGGGTAGCTTCGTTTAGAGTAAACGATAATAGTGGAAGTGGTGGTCAGGCTGATGCAAATGGAACGGTAGCGGTAAACGATGGCTGTTGGCACCATTTAGTGGGCGTGTTAAGGAGGGACGGCTCAGATTCTATTGCGGATTTGTATATCGATGGCTCTCTCCACGTTACCGATACAACCGCTACCATGGGTAGTATGACCACCACTGGACCGTTGTATATAGGTCAACTTAGCACAGGCATTCAGAGGTTTAACGGAGATATTTCTGATGTGCTATATTACAACGATGCCCTGACCGCAGATGAAATTAAATACCTATACTCTAATGGCGATCAAGGATCTGACCCAACGACCACAAATCTTGTATCACAATGGTTGCTGGATGAAGGTACGGGAACTACAGCAACAGATAACGCTGGAAGTAACACTGGAACTATCACAAGTGCAACATGGGATAAAGCTTTAGTACCACCAATGAACCTGAACAATCAAGTAACAATGGATGTAACGTCATTGTCTGCAACAGATACGATATTCGTGAGGGCTTATATGGATAATCTAATTGAACGATCCACATCACCTGTTGCGTTTGCTGAGTGGACTATAGAATATCTAGCAGCAGGTGGAATTGTTTCAGAAAACTCATTATTCTTTGGAACTATGTTTTAACCCCCCTTATATTAAATAATTATATGAAATGTAATGGAAACAGACCAAGGTTTATTAATAAGAACTCCAATGAGAACGAACGTAAAATGTTCGAAAATTGGTGGTCCGAGGCAACGGAACTATACGGGACATCTGTGTCTTATTTCGTTAACCCCTACAGTCTGAGTGCTCATGACTTTCTATATGGTGAAAATCCCACTGCTGTTTGGGAGGCACCTGTTGAAATGTTGGCACTTGCTCAACTTAATAACGATAGTCTACTGCTTTCGCAGTTTGGTATACAAACAGATGCTGATCTTACCCTTGTGATCCCTATTAAAGATTTTGCTGAGTATATTGGCAACCAGAATGCAGAACCTAGAGCGGGGGACCTTGTTCGATTAGATGAAGTCGGTTGGGATAGGCCGGGTGGGGGCGGATACCCGAACAGTTACCCCTCTAGTCAACAAACAGGCGCGTCATCAACTGAAACTTGTGCCCTAAGTGACCCCGACAGTTTAAAAACAATGGATGATTCCTTTGTTAGTGGCGGTTCACCTGCTTATGAGGATTGGATTAGAGGTCCGAATGTCTATGAAATTACGGAACGTAGGGATGAGAATATCCCCGGTGCTATTAACCCACTCCTCGCCCATATCATATGGTATATCAAGTTGAAGAGATTCGATTACAGCTATGAACCTAATGCTCCTCGTGAGCATGGCTCCAATCAAGTTAGTGATGATGCCGAATATGGTAAACGTGAAGGTTCTGATACATTAGAACCTGATAAAAAATACGATCAGGACTCTGAGGAAGAGGCTGAGAAGAGTTGGGACTATGGTGGTGCTGGTGGGCGCGATGGAGTCTACGGAGACTACTAGCCCATTGGGTTATCAAGGTTCTTTTCGGTCAATACAATGAATTTCATGCCAACTGACTTGGCAAATTGACGAGCAGCCTTCCATTTGGCCTGATTGACCACGTAATTATACTGCTCGGTGACCCATGTCTTCTCTGATTTCCTACCTCTTACTGGTAATTGGGTCTGTTTCCAAGGTTTATATTCAATTAGGAACTTTGAAATGGTCCCATCCTTCTCTTTGAAGTAGAAAGTGAAGTCAATGTAGTACCTATGGACCCTTCCGTCCGTTGGTTTAATGTATGGGACGGGTACAGACTCCGATTGCCAGTATATGATCTTGTCAGAGTTGTCGGCAAACTTCATTAGGCGAAATTCTGGACCCGATCTATATATAATAGGTGAAACCCCCTTGTATTTCTTGGGGTTCTTCGGGTTGAATACGCCTTGCTTGTAGTAGTTCGCCATTTAGGCTCCTATTAGGCTACTGGAGGCGGTACCGCTGCTCCTGCTGGTGCTTGGCCACCTTCTGGTGGGGCTGCGCCTTCTGCGGGTGCTGGTGCGCCTTCAGGTGGTGCCTCTGCTCCGTCTGGTGCTGGTCCAAAGTCTGGAGGGGTATCTACTGCCCCGCCCATTCCGCCGCCACCTGCTTCCATTTCGGCAGATATGTCCTGCATCGCCTGAACTTGCTGCTTCCAGTTAGGTCCATTGGTGAGGATCTGCTCCAACTCGTATTGCATTGCCGCATCCTTGCGTCTCCATTCACGATTGGTTGCCATGGACTCATCTGTGAAGTCAAGCCATTCCTTTTGGGCGAAGGAGTTTGAGATTCCTTCGTTCTGGCTCAGGTTGTTGAAGTTGTTGTACTGCAATTCAAACATCTGCTGTTGTTTCATCATCATGAACATAGTAGGCGTGTTGAAAACAATCTTCAGGTTACGTTCTTTAAGATTATAAGCGTCCCAAATGTTTCTCAACTTCAGATGCGTTATGAACGACTCTTTCAAGCCCGATGCAATCTGTTTCTGTAGACGAATCAGGAACTTAGCAAAGCGTAATTCTTCACGTGTCATTTCTGTACCGTCTTTGTACACATCATCAGGGTTAATTCGACCGACAGGAACCTTCATGCTCTTGTAAAGGTTACGCAAAAAGTAAAGTAGGTCATCAAGACTACCCAAGTTGTGGCCACCTTCAAGTCTCTCGACTCGTGTGCCCTCTGTGCCTGCTCTTTTTGGGAACCAGTATGAATCCATCATGGACTGAGGATCATAAACGTTTGTAACACGACCAGAAGTGGTATCGTAACTCTTCTTGGCCCAATATTGTTGCATAAGCTTCTTAATGTAGGCTTCTGCCTTGGGTGGGGACATGTTTCCAACGTCTACGTGGAATGCCATACGTTCTGGTGCTCGCACAAGGCGGTAAATGACGATGGAATCCTCAACTAGGGACAATTGCTTGTAAGCACGACGTGCATTTTCAATATACGGGAGGCGCATTGAGCGATCTTCGTTCCATTGACCTGAATGGAAGTACGTTACCTGATTTTTTTGGAAGATTACAAGTTCTTCTTGATCGATCTTCTCAGTTTGGTCGTTAATTTTAGGTCTACGCAGAGCAAAACCATCAATAATATCGTTATGTGCATTCTTATAGAACGGATTGATCAATTCGGTTGGCACACCTACGGCACCAATGATACCAAACTCTGGATGGTCCTGTGAAATGACGTTTTCGAAGAATAATTCACCGTCAATTAGCATGTTTCGAACGTATTGCCAACCTTTGTCTTCAAATTCGAAGATATCGACAAATCTCATCCACTCTTTTTCAATTTCATCTTCAATTGTTTTGCTATATTCACCCTTTACAGTAAGAATAACAACCTTTTCATCCTTATCTTCAACAAAAACCTCGTCACAAATCTCATCTAGGCAATCTGCAAGCGTAGAATACCCTGACATCTTACGATAATCCTGTAGACGCTTAACTTTATCAAGGTCAAGGTTGGCATACATGAATTGTTGGAAGTTTTTATCAACAAGTACGGACCCAACACCTAGATCACTCTCTAGATCGGACTTAAATACGGATTGCTGTCCAACTCGAACGCTACGATCTGAGGAAATACCAGAAAATGTCTCGTATTTTGGGTTTAATGATGAGATATTCTCAATTACCTGATAACTAAAGGGCATTTTAGCTATAACGGTGTTAATAAAGCTCTTACCTGCTGAGGTGGTCTTGGTTGCACCCCCACGATATCCCGGTATAGCGTCCGCTTCGTTCAAAATTTCATTATTTGTTGGTGCCATTAGTTTACCTTTCCAAATACTTATCAAAGTTTATCGAATCTCTACCCCTGAAACGTAAGGAAATTGAAATTCTTGATAGTTTGTGTGATCAGATGTTCCGCTTACGTATGGATTATACGTCTCTCTAACGGAATCTATCTGTAATTGACCCATTCCCCATGGGCTAATAGCAATAACGTCTACAAACCCCGCATCATAGGACGATGGGAGGAAGAATTGTATTCTATTATCGTTAGTAATGCTCCAATCACTGGATAAAAGAGGGACTGCGGAGAATGCAGGGTACTCTGAGGATAGATTCTCACTAGATACGAAAGGATTGAGTAATTCGTACGAAGAAAGGGGGAATGCACTCTGTGGAACTGCGCTAATTGCCAGTGTATCGACAAAATTGAACATATCTCCTATTAAATTGAAGCTTACGCTTGTATCACCCATGCTTATTACGTACGGATCGACTGCTTTTACCTGTGGTCGACCTGAAATTGTGAGGTAATCAGTGGTTGTTGGACTCTCAAATGACTGCATAACGTCAAAATCGGCATATATGGCAGAAGCGTTGGTAAATGAGGTGTCGATATTGTGGATAATGCCGTATGGATTCGATGCATTCTTGTAAATCCACCCCATAACCTTAAAACTGGAGTCTGCGGTTATCCTATATGGCATGTTATCCTTGATATCGTTAGGATAATTGAACTTTATGTTGCCGTCCCACATAATAGCACACCTAACTTCATGTCCTAGGTCGGGGTGTGCATAAGATATGACAATATAGGGGTGGAAGTTGGCGAAAATACAGGTTATAATCTGATCTAGGTCCCTTTGGTAACGACTTAGAACGCTGAAATTTAAATCAAGGTTCACTGGAACAGGTTGCGGGAAGCTTCCACCCTCTGGTCGAACCTCGGTATTGACCATGAAGCCTTCGATCTTGTTAAAGGAACGTTCCTTGTCGAAAGAAAGGTTGGACATCGATAATGCCATCACTGGAAGTTGGATATGTTGGTTCTTGTTTACAATATCATTTAGAATACGCTGTTTTGGTGCATATTTCAGGGAAACGTTGATGGTATCTGTACCTTCAGATTCATCTGCTTCGTTTAATCGCTTAATAACGAGGTCGCCTAATGCATTTAGGACGTGAGCGAGTATAACGCGCAGTTCTTTATGGTAAGTATATGTTTTCATATAAACTATTTAATAATAGCGTGGCATTTCTATCGATAGTTTACTTGGTGTGTACCCATCTGCAATGCGCGTGGACAGGCATGGGCACATATTGTACATTTTAGTTTGGGATGTGCGGTCAACATAGCCTCGACCATAACATTTTTTGCAGTTAGCTTTTGGTTTTTGCTTCAATGGTACCTGATATGTGTACAAGGTTTCGATATCTTCCTGTTCTATGTCGAATACCTGCCCTGTTACAATGCTAAATGCGTATAATTTCTCACTCACTGACTTACCTCAATAGTTACGATCTTGTCGTAGTATCTGGATAACGATGGGGCCGTCATTTTACGGATGAGTGCCTCTAGTATTTTATATTCTTTGGTAAAACTTTGAATTCTGTAGTCGAAATAGAGTAGGCTTTCGTCTGGATAGTATTCACATTCAAACGGTAGGGGTATTTTGATGACTTCAGTCTTCTTTTTCTTAGCGTTTTCAACTTCTAGATTAAGTGAGAAGTACCCATGTGTGTATAAAATGAATCTTCCCTCTTTGTATTGCTGGTCATTGATGAGAAGTCGAATTTTCTTTTGGAAAAACGGTTTCAGTCCCTCGTCTATTTTTTGTAAGTATTCATTCATAGAACTAATTAGTGTAACCAGTTCTAATTGCAAGTATTACGCAGTCTTCATGAATGATATTTTATCCTGTGCATTCATTTCTTGGAATCGACTGCTAAAATATGCCCAAAATTCATCCTGTTGTTGCTTGGTATGGGAGGGGATGGCTGATACGACAGCAGTTGCGGCAACTGGAATGTTGCGCCAGTCCTGCCAAAAGAGATCAAAGGTTGTGACGAGTCCATATTGGGCTGCTATGTACGGAGGTGGGCTAGATGGGACTTTGAAGTTCAGGGTCATTCGCCCTGGTAGGGACAGGAGTAGATTTCTGTCGAGCGTACAGAGCATCCGCCTACCCATTGGCCAACCCGCTTTGGCGTGTCTACGTGTAAACGCCAGTTCTACAACGTTCTGCTGCATCAGTGCCATTAAACCTTCTGTTGATAATTTCATAGAAGTATTTAATGCACTGATGCTGCCGTTTGTTTATGACTCCACGTAAAAAATACGACTTTCGTTCAAGAATACGTACTTCTTGCGCGAAGCTGAAATCATTTGAAGACCTCTGTCGGATGGATAAATGACAGTATCCCCAACTTCAACGTCCTGACACAGACGGCCAACTTGTGTAACCTTGCCTCGACGCCATGTGCGGGTGCCGACGTCACTTTTCACTACGATTCCACCTCGCATAACTTCGCCGTCGTTCTCGTCCTTAACTTCACATAGGATGACATCGCCAAGTACCCGTTTTGCGTTCTCGGGGTCTAAATCTCCACCACTTGCCATTCCCATACAGTCGTCAAGGTTGAGTGGGGCGTATCCCCTCACGTTGTCACCCATTACCTTGTCGTAATGTGTTCGTTCTTCGTCGTCTAGTCTATCTGGATTTACTTTGTCACCCATCGTCTGTCTCCTTGTTGAATGTTATGGTTGATTTATTTTTTAGGCGTGTACAGAAAATGCACCTGCCTGTTTCTTCTAAATATTCATGTGGTCCATAGAGGGATTTTCCGTATTTCGCTTTGTTTTTGTTTTTTCGACAAAATAAACGCTTGTCCGGTTTTTTTCTACTTCTTGTAGACGATTCATTATCGTTTTCTGACCAGTTGTCCCACTTGCTCATGTTAGGAATTTACCTCATCTTTGAGGGGGCTTTCCATGCCTATCGCTTCCATTGTTTCGATGTGCTCCCGAACTTCTCGTACCGATATGCCGTTCATTCGAGCAAGCCTGTTGATTTCGTCTTCATGTTTTAGGTTAACCTTTTGTTCTTTCTTTTTTATGTAAGGAATTTTACCATAGTTTTTCTTACTAATCAAGGACATGTACAATTTATACATGTATTCTCTGTCATCGCCAATTGCATTCCATAGTTTGTTGGTCGTTTCGTTGACTAGGTGTGCATTCTCGGTTGATTCCATAGAAATCCAGCGTTGTAACATATATGGGTTACATGATTGTTGGAAATCTGCCTCATTAACAAGGTCACCTGTCTTGTTCTGGATAACATCTTTAAGAATTGTGAAAATAGTGGTCATTTAAATTTTTGCGCAGTTTAGGAACACATTGTTGGCCAGATTGTAGAATATCGCATTAACATCATCCATCAATTTATTGCATTTATCGGTATCGAAGTCAAGTGAGAACGATCTTGGCCTCGAATCTGGTCCCGCTGTATTGTAATACCCTAGATATATCAAAACTGCTCCGTTTACGCTTCGAATCCTGTTAAGTGAGACTATTCCGTCCCTCTGATGGATTCCCCCATTGTCGTGTTCCTGTTTGACTACTACATCATTATTTATAATCTCAACGTCAGAGTCAATGTACTTGGATGCTAAAAAGTTTGTTGCATTGGTCAAGAATAGCTTCTGCATGCATACGCCAGCGTAATTAGAAATATCTGGAATCTCTATACAGAAGTTGATAGACTCCGCTGATATACAGTGAGTGTTATTATCATCGTCTGATATAAAGGAGACAGGAGCAAGGAAGGATATAATATTGCCAATCCTTAGTGTTCTGGCATCGCCAAGGTGCTTATTTGCGAATTTTTTGGATAAAAACTCGTCATTCATAAGAGATATGTCTTTTATAATCATGATTTGTATAAATATTAACATAGCAAGTATGTATTTTCAACCATTATATACTAAATAATTCAAAGGCGTCAAAGGAGAGCACTATGCCAAACAAATTTTCACGATACTTCAAAAGGTCCCTGATAGCGGAAGAGGATGATCTCACCACCCCTGATGATGATGCTGCTGCGTTTAATAACACATTTGAAGATGAGTCTGCCATAGCTGACCTTGAGTGTGAAGTTGAGGGTGCGGGTATTGATCCGATGCAAAATGCGGAACTTCTTAAAAAGGCTGATAAATACGCTGATAACATTTCCAAAATCATTCTTCCTGTCCTTCGTAAACTACATGATGACATTGTTACAGGTACGTTTACTACCGTGGCCCCCGATATTAAGGGAATTTCAGGTATTACAGAGGATTTGGCTAAGTTGGCAGAAAGTCTTCGTGGTCGTATTAGGGATGCTATCGCTAAGTCTGGTGAAGCTCAGCAAGATCAACCTGCACCACAACAACCGCAGCAGCCACAACTGTAGTTGACTTATATTTCCTAAAATTGTATCATAGTGCTCTATGAATGAATTACCAGAGCAATATGTAGTCAACAAGTTTTACGAATTTTCAAACCAAGTCAATTTCCAAAAATCATCCAACTCGTATAGGGGTGGATGCCCTTCATGTCGAGAAGGTGACTCATGGGGTCGAAAGACAAGACTTAATTACTATCTAGATCAGGGGTTCTTGGTTTGTTACAACTGTCAAAACAGTTGGAACCCTCTTCGGTGGGTCCAAGAACAGACTGGAATGTCATATAAGGAAGTCCTTGATGATTCATCTGAATATGACTCCTTTAACCTTCCAAAGGGTTTGAATGAGGTTCCAGAAGAGCGACCAAAGAACCCCCATACCTTACCACATAACTCTATAAATCTATCTGACGATGTACAATTAAGGTATTACTCAGACTCTAGAATTGTCAACGAGGCCATGTCGGTAATTAAGGACCGTAGACTTGACGTCGCCATTAATAGCTGCGAAACCTTTTATGTAAGTCTGGATGATTTCATACATAAAAACAGGTTATGCTTGCCATTCTATGATTCAGATGGAAAAATACGATTCTTTCAAACACGTGCAATTTACAAACAGGATGAAAAGTTTGGTAAATACCTTTCCAAAACGAACGCTGATAAAACTGTATTCGGATTGAACAAAGTGAAACCTGACTTGGATTTTATGTTCTGCTTTGAGGGACCCATTGATTCTATGTTTGTTCAAAATGGTATCAGTATGGGTGGTTTACATGTATCGGACGTCCAGACGGGACTTCTGAATAAGTACATGCTCCATGAGAAGATATGGATACTTGACAATCAACTAGAAAACCCTGAAGTATACAAAAAGAATTTGAATCTGATTGAGAAGGGTGAGCGAATTTTCCTCTGGCCCAAGAAGTATAAACAATTCAAGGACCTGAATCAGTTGTGCTGCAAATTCGAATTAAACTCTATCGACCCCAACTTCTTCATCGAGAACTCTTACTCAGGAGAGCAAGCCAAGATGAAGTTATCCATGACAAAACTCTACAGCTGAGGAACTTTGCTTAGATGCTCACGCAACTATTCTGGCTTATCCACTAGGTTGATTTAACCCTAGTTTCTGCATCATGTCTCGTTCTGAGGATGTGGTGTTCGCGTTGTATGAACTTTGAGGTGTAGACCCCTGTTGAAGATTTGAAACAGCTGCTGCTCTGTTGCCCTTTCCGGTAAACGTTCCTGTCAATTGGGCAAGTGCACTCTTCACGCTGGTCAATGCAGCCGCAGCTTCGGGGTTGGTTTGTCTAATAACTTCAACATCCATTCCCAATTTACGTAAATCGGTTTCGAGTCCTGTAAATGCTTTATTGATCTTACCCAAGTAGCCATTAACCAAGCTTAACGACTTTGCATCCATACCTTGAACCGAACCAGCGGCTCGTTGGGCTGTAGCTGCCTCGACTCCTGCAACGTTACCTGTTGCTCCTGCTACCGCACCTTTAGCAAGTCCTGCTGCTTGTTGACCAAGTCCCTTTGCGCCACCAATGACACCAGCCGTTTTAGCCTTAAGGCGATCAAATACGCCTTCTTGTACGTGTTCATATGCTTCTTGCAGTAAATTTGTATCTTTATCGTTATTCATGGGTTGCCTCTTTCTTGAAAATTGTTTTCTTGAGTTCAGAAGTATTTATCTCAGCACGGAACGTAATGGCGGAAAGAATACGCTTGGAGTTGATGCCAGTTTCCATTAAACTGAGGATTTCTCGCTTCATTGCCCTATCGAAGTTGTCCGATAGTTTAACCCTTGGCGC